AACCCCTCTAATAGCAGCGGTAGTTGCAGCAGCATTAATACCACCCCTTGTTGCTTTATCGTTTAAGTATCTCATATCAGACTTATAGAAATCATAAGAACCTCTACGGAATCCAGAGAAACCTAAGTTAAGTGCCATATCTTCAGAGTTATCAAATACTCCGTAAGAAGTACCTCCAGCTCCGTGAGAATTCATAGAAGCTAACATGTCATCGATAGCAAGAGAAGTAGCTCTATTTACAAACATCATGTTTTCTTCAATAGCACCTTGGTTATCAAACTCAGCTAATATAGCGTCAAATTCAGCTAAATCAACCGCAGCATTAACACCAGTAACACCAGAAGTAATATTACCTCTATCAGTAATAGCAGCAAATAAACCTTGTGTACCTACACCACCGTCAGCTGAAGCACCTAAAGTTGTATCAACAACTGTTGAGTTCGAACCTACAACGCTTTCAAGCATTGCCATTTCTAAGTAATCAGTAAATCTAGCTCTTGTATCAGCTTCAGCTTTTAAGTACCATAAGTAACCTCCAGCACCTTCTTCAGTTGAAACTTCAACCCAACCAATTCTTGACGCATCAGATCCTGATACTTCATAGTAATCTTTTAAGATAATTGGTTTGTTAGAGAAAGATTTGAAAGTAGCTTCGTTAGCTGGAGTACGTGAAGTAGCAGCAGAACCGTTACCATCAAGGTAAGATGTTCCTTTTGCATATTCAGAACCTACAACTAGTAATCTTGAAGCGCTACCTCCTGTAGCGTGACCAGTTAAATCAGCTTTGTCATACGGTTCAACTTGTATAACAGCTGTGTCAGCATCAACAACTAAACATTGTGTAACGATACCAGCACTTGCAATAAGTACAATGTCGTTAGTTCTAACACCGTGGTTAGCGACAGTAAATCCATCACCTGATATATTTCCATCAATATCACTAATAACAGTAAAAGTACCATTTGTAGAACCAGCTGTAATAACAGTACCAATTAATGAAATGTGTAATCTTGATTGCTCAGACCAAACAACCTGATCGGATGTCATAGCCTCTTCAGCTCCTACTTGTGAAAGAAAACCCGAAATAGTTCTGTTACCGAACACTTCAGCTTCTTTTTCCATAAGATCTGGTAAATATTGTTGCGCCCAACCAGCCGTAGCTGTAGACGTAAAATCAATGTAATTTGTAGATAACGTTTGCTTCTGTGAAGAAGGAACGCTATTCAAATTAGTTCCTGCAGTAATTGCCATAATTTTAAATTTTTAAATTGTTAATTTTTGTTTTTAATTTTAAATTTGAAATCAGAAGAGTTTTCGCCTAACACTTTAAACTTTAAACCACCTGTTTTAATTTCACCATGAGCTTGCCTTGGATTCATATCTACATTTTTGGCTTTAGCAACACTATTTTTCATAGCATCAGCTTTTCCTTGTTCATAAAAGTGCTTAGCAACAGCGTCAGCATTCATAGCTGTGTAAAGAGATTTATGATAACCTTTAGCATCTGACATTTCATTATTTTCGTTCAAAAACTTTTTGACAAAATTATTAATATCGCTTTGAGCATCTTTAACCTCACCAGCATTGTTTACGTTAAATCTATATTTTTTATCACCGACGTTGTATTCAAAACCTTTGAACTTATCGTTAAAAACTTTATTTGTTTTATTTAAAAAAGTTGATTTTTGTTTATCTGCTGTTTTTTTTGTTGCTTCTGTTTCCTTGTTATATCTATTAAAGAAATCCATAGCTTTTTGTTGTTCGCCTGTAAGCTTACTTCCAGCTTTGATATCTTCATAGTATTTAGACTTTTGCCCGTCTAGGTGGCTTTTAGCGTTGGCAACTTGCTCTTTTAACGCTAGTTTTTTTCTTTTTATATCTCTTTCATCATCTGCTTCTTCGTCGAAAGAGAATTCATCTTCCATAAGGAAGTTAATTTCTTCATTATTTAAATGAGGTTTTGTTTGCTTATAATATTCATATAGTAAATCTTGATTGTCCATTTCACTATAATCTTGATTAAGCTTAACGTAATCACTTAAATCTCCACCAGTTTCTTCCATAAAGTCCATTAACTTTTGAATGTTTTCTGGTAGTGGTTTTCCGGTGGCCTCAGCTTCTGCTACAGCTTCTTCAACTTGCTCTTCAACTTCTTCAACTTGTTTTTCAGTAATTTCTTCTAATACTGGAGTTTCTTGTGTTTCAGCTTCCGGTTGTACTTCTTCTTGTTTTTGTGGGGTGTCGGCATCACTAGGCTCTGCAACCACTCCGCTGTCGTCAGTTGAATTTGCTTCAACTTCTGTGTTTTCTTTTGGTTTTTCATTTTCTTCTACTGGTTTTGGAGGTTTACTTAAGTCTACTTTGACAACACTATCATCGCTAGCAGATTCAAATTTACTTTCATCAACTTTTTCCACGTGTTCATCACCTGGATCTTGTTGGTTTTGTGTTGTAGTTTCTTCAACTACGTTTTCATCTTTTTCTTCCATAATATAATATAATAATAATTAATAAATTTACCTAGGACCAAATGATCCTAAATCAAAACCACCGCCAAGTATATCATTACCTGAAGACTCAAAGTTTTTAGGTGGTTTTTCGTTTTTTCTTTGATCTATAAGCTCACTTTGTTGTGTAGCTTGTATTTTTGTTCTTTCGTCTTTACGATCTTCTTTTTCTTTTTCTTTACTTTTAGTTCCTTCTACTTCCATACCTTTTAGCTGCATGTTCATTTCAAACTCTATTTGCATTAGCTCTTTTTTATGCTGAACTTCTTGTTGCATTTTTTGAGATTCAAAGTTAAACTTAGCTTCTTCTATACTTATATCTGAAGTTGCTTTTGATTGATTTTTTTGAATTTCAGCTTGAGCGCTAGCTTGTGCGGCTTGTTGGTTTGCTTGAGATTGAGCCTCAATATTTGCTTGTGCAACTTGCTGGTCTTTCTCAAACTTTTTAGCTCTTCTTATCTTTAACAATTGATTAGCTAGTTTTATATTTTTTATTTCTCTTAAATCAATAACATCTTCTAGCTCTATAGTTTTCTGTTGCAAAGCCATTTGAATATTATTTTCTAGCATTTGTTTTTCTTCTTCGTCTGGTGTTAACTGTAAAAATATACCAAAATCATATAAATGTAATTCTGCAATTTCTTTTAGTGTTGCTACATTGTGAACTCCAATTTGTTGAATAAAAGCATCTTTAGTTGGTGAGTATTCTATAATATCAGATATTCTAAGTGATAAACACTCAGCTGTTTCTGCTGTTAAAAATAAACCAGCTTGTAATATATGTCTTGTTGCCGTATTTGAGTTTGCTGCTGCTATTTTTTGGATACCAACTAATGCGTTTTTATCTGGCATACTACCATCTCTAGCTTCATTAAGTCCGGTTACATCTCTTATCATTTGTAGATAATAGTTGTAAGTTTGTATTAAAGACTGCATTTTATTACCACCAGATCCAGATGTAATTTCTTGAATAGGAACTTTACCTGGATTCATATCTCCATCTGAAGTAAATGATCTACCAATAACAGAACCTGTTTGAAAGAACATGTTTAAAGCTTCTTGTGGGTTGTAGTTTGTTCCATTACCTAAATCAACTTCAGCTAAACCATCGGCATCTAAGTAAACACCATCTGGAACCATACGAGATAATACTTGTTGTAACTTTAAATGAGTCAACTGTATCATGTCAGCAAAACCAGTAACTCTTTTTACTAAAGAATCAATTTTACCGTTATACATTCTAGGAGCAACAATAGCGTAATTCATTTTAACTTTAGTAAAATCACTTTTTGGTCGCATCATGTTTTTGCTCATCTCCCATTTAATAAGCTTATCTGTACCTAAGATCATAGCGCCTTCATATAAACACTCTATAGATCTTAATAATCTTTTGTATCCACCTTCCATGTCTTCTGGAGGATTAAATGAATCATCTTTAGATATAGCTTTTTCAGCTCCGGTAGCAGTTTCTTTTACTTTGTAAACTTCGTTCATGTAAGTTTTATAATTAAAATATAAAACCTGTACAGTGTTGTTGTCTTCTTTTTCTCTACTATACCTTGAATTGTAGTTAGATTTATTGTAAGATTTATTTTTCATTATATCTTCAAGATCACTTTCTGATAAATGAGGAAATTGTTTAGCTAACTCGTTTACTGGTATTGTTTTTACTTCACCAACATAATATATATCATCAAAGTAAGGTGAGTCTGTGTAAGAGTATACAAGGTTTGCTGGATCAACATAATCTATAACAACACCTTCAGAAGTATTAAATGAGGTTTTTACAGCGCCAATACCAAGAACAGTAAGATCTCGATAAAATCTTTTTTTAATAAGCTCGTAGTTGTTACCTTCAAACAAAACACTTAAAGCTTGCTCTTCAGCTATCTCAACACTTTGTTTGTAGCTTATTTGCATATGAAGATCTAGCTCTTCTTTAGTTTCTGGAAGTTCTTCTTGCTCGGTTTTTGACATATCCATACCAAACTGCAACATATATTCATTAAACCCTTTCATCTCCATGTCGCTTTTAACTCTTTCCATATAGTCAGTTCTTTTTGCAACACCATAAGGATCTTGAGAATAAGCTTTTATATCATAAGTTCTTTCAGAAATACCGTTAACTACTATATCTACAAACTTAGATATAATTGGAACAGGCTTCCAGTCTAAATTTAAATAGGACAAATCACCGTTTATAGACAACTCATCCTTATATTTTTGTATTGACTGTTCGCCTCTAGCGTACAATCTTAAATTATGAAAATCATTGTGGTTAGATTTATATCTATTATTATTTGTTTCATCGTTAAACCACTCTTGCTCTATAGCTTTACCAACTTTTAAGCCGTATTCGTAACTTAACTTTTCAGCGTCACTTACTGTTTGGCTCGGAAAATAACTTTTAATGCCAGAATATGCCATATTTATTACTTGATTATTTGTGAATTATTTCCAGTATTACTGTACTTGGAAATGTTTATATTTAGTTTAGGTTTTTCAACCTTTGCGTTTGGTGCATATAAATGTCTATTGTTTGCCATTATAGCTAAACCAGAACTTATAGATGCATCAAACTTAGTTCTTTTGTTTATATCAAACTTGCTCCAATCATTTAACAAAGCATTGAAATACAAGTCCCCGTGAGTTCCATCTTGTTTTATACCTACATGATCTTGTATGTACATTTCAATTGCAGCTGCATGGGCTTGTTTTATATCTTCGCTTGAGTTAGGTATTCCACCAACTTCTTTTTCTGCTACAGATAGTTTATTCCATATTTTATCAGGTCTATTCATACTAAACCCTCTATATCCTCTACGTCTCAAATAATACAAAAGACGAGGTTTGTTATTCTCTGCAAGTATAGGCATCCCGTAAAATACTAAAGCCATTAGAACATCTTCAAAGAATATTTCTGCCGTAGGTGGTCTTGATAAGTATTCGCAAAAAAAGCTATTTGCAGGAGCTTCTTCCATACTAAACCTAGTTAAACCATGCAAAGCTCCTTTAGATCCTTCTCCATCTACAGTTCCTGATATATCGTAACTATCACAACCAAAGGCTCCAACGTGCTCGTTGCCAGGATATTTTATACCATTTTTAAGTATTACTCTGTTTTGTAGTTGTTGCGAAGGAACCCAGCTAACTTTAAATCTACCTTTTGGATCTGGATAAAATATTACTTGCGAATCTTTTACGCCGTTTACCCATTGAAAATTACCTTGAGTAACTCCTAAGGTATTTGTCATTTCTTCGTTATAATCTATTTGCTCGTATATTTTAACTAAGTTGAATATACTGTTTTTAGTCTCATCTCTAAACGCATGTTCTTTTGTTCTTGGAAACTGACGGTAAAATTCATTTAAAGCATCTTGATCATCTTTTAAACCATCTACTTCGTTTTGCCAGTTATCTATTACGCCTACGTCTATTAGTTCACCGTCTGGGGCAAACACATCTGTGTCAGGAGTAGTGAATACTGGAACTCCATACTCATCAATAAATCCTTCGTAGTTCCATTCCATTGGGATAAACAAAGAGTATAAACCAGATTTTGTTTGACCATTTCTATTTCTCTTAGTGACATCTGATGCATTGTATAATTTTTTAAAGTTATCACCTCCTTTGTCTAAAGCGTTTGACGTTGATCCCATCATACACTTACCAATAATTCTGCTACCTAGTCTTAAACAAGTTTTTGTAACTCTCCAGTTATTAAGTATATTATCAGGTCTCTCCCACTTACCGCTTTCATCATGCACTAATAAAGCTAGCTTTTCACCGTCATAACTATTGTCTCCAGTATTTTTCCAATCAATAGTTGTATCTAATCCTTGTATATCTTCCAGCTTTTCATTAGCCGTAATCTTTTTTCTTGTAAACTTGCTAGCAGGAACACGATAAGCAAGCTCGGATTTAGGACGATCCATACCATCTTGTACAGGTTTAAAAAAGAAAGGATAATTAATCGATATAGGAACAACTTTGTCTGTAAACATTTTTTTTGCATCTGAACCTGTTTTAGATAAGATACCATATCTACTATCACTCGCAAGAGTGGCTAAGTTAACTGTTTCTGCAGAAGACATAAAAGAAAAACCAGATCGTCTGTTTTTAAGATAGCACATACCATAACATCTTTTATCTGCTTTACAAGCTTCCCAGAATATATAAAACAACCTGTTTGCTTCTCTAAAATCTGGAGCACCTACATCTATTTTGCTCCATTGTAAGTACATGTAATGAGTACCTGTTATATAAGTTGGCTTGCCATTGTTAGTAAACCAAAACCCATCATCTCTTCTTTTAAACTCTTCGTCTATATAATCAAACCATTGTTCTTTTTGATCTTCTGGATAACTTCTCCAGTCAAATATATTTTTTAAACGCTCAAGCTCTTTAGGTTGATCAGTTTTTACCCATTTGTTTTTTTCGTGATGGTACACTTGCACTGGCACTTTTGGCAAAGCAACTCGCAAGTTTTCAATCTCAAGTATTTCACCAATCTGCCCGCTTTTTGATATAACGATAATATCATGATCTTTATCATATCCATATTTCCATTTTTTACCTTTGTTAAGTCTACTAATAGTAGTTTTTTTAACAGGCTCGATTATTTTAACTAAACTTTGCTCGTACATTACTTAGATCTACCTTCTGCGAATCCTTTAAAGACTTTTTCCTTTCTCTCTTCAGGTGTTTTTCCCTCAAGCAAGTTCTCTTCTTCTTGTATTCTGTTAAGTATTTCAAATGCGTCAAATATTGCTAATTTTTTAGTAGCCGCTGCATTTTTTAGTCTGTCTGCTGATATATCATCGTCTGAATCTACGATTGCT